GGGCTGCAGACTCGCGGGCTTTCACCAAATAGATGGGCTCTAAGGGCCTTCCGGTTTATATCGAGATGATCCATGTTAAGACAGGTTGATATAGCTGAGCACTTGGATTTATCCGAGCGTCGACTGCGTGACATTCTTAAATCGTTGAACCTGGATCATCGTGAAAACTCACTCGATGAAATCAGAGTTGCGTACATCAAAGATTTGCGAGCTAAAGCAGCTGGTACATTGTCTGATGATGGATTCGATCTGGTTAAAGAGCGAGTTCTAACAGAGCGCGTTGACCGTGAGTTAAAGCTAACCGTTCTCGCAGAAAAGAAAGCGCTACTTATTAACAAAGAACAGCTTGAGCCGGAATTGCAGAATGCCTTTAGCACGTTACGAGCAAACCTGTTGTCACTGGCCGACAGACTGAAAAGTATAATCGATGTGCAATATGGCATTGATTTGGATGTCGCCATAATCGAGATCGAAATACACAATGCACTCAGTTCACTCTCTGGATACGACCCCGGCGATCAGGAAGTTGATACGAAGTCTGTTTCAACTGCTGACACCGCCGGAGAATATTAGCACTAGAGACTGGGTAAACCGGTACCGCAAAATATCGAGCCGTAGTTCCGCTCGCCCTGGACAATTTAGAACATCGACAACCCCGTACATTGAGGAAATACTAGACGTACTGGATGACCCAAAGGTTGAAATGGTTGTCTGCATGAAGTCGGCGCAGGTTGGTTGGACTGATGGTGTTATAAACAACTATGTAGGGCGCAGGATCGATATTGATCCTTGCCCAATGATTATCATGTTTCCGAAAGAGGGAGCCGCAAAAGAGTACGAAAAAGAAAAGTTCCGTCCCATGGTTGAGGCCACTGATCGGATAGGGGGCAAAGTAGACCTTCGCAGGGGGCGCGCAGGCGGTAACAGTGTTCTGTTCAAAGAATTCCCAGGCGGTTTTTTAAAACTTGTTGGCTCGAATTCGCCAAGCAGCGTGAAATCTACGCCTGCACCGGTCGTTATTGTCGAAGAGCCAGACGATGCGAACTCTGACGTAAAAGGCCAAGGCAACACCATCAAGCTGTTGATGGAAAGAACAAAGTCATACTACCGGCGAAAGATTTTATACGGTGGTACCCCAACTATTAAGGGGTTGTCAGAAGTTGAAGCGGCCTATTTGCGATCAGACCAGCGGAAACTCTACGTGCCATGTCATCACTGCGACGAATCGCACGTTCTGGATTTTGATTATCTGAAATGCCATGAGGACCCTGAATATACGCACCCTGTGTTTGGTCACAAGCGGGTTGAGCAATCCTATTACCACTGCCCGCACTGCGGCGGAACATGGAACGACAACGAGCGAATCAGAAACATCAGGTCAGCAACATGGCGGCAAACTGCAGAAAGTGCCACACCAGGGTTCTTCATTAACGAGCTTTACAGCCCTTTCCCCGGATCATGTCATTCGGAGTTAATGCGCAAATGGATTGAGGCAGAGGATAAATTCGACAAAGGTGATCAGGGAGACCTGATTGCATTCGTCAACAGCTCAAAGGGGTTGCCCTACGAATACAAATCAGATGCGCCCGACGAAGAAGCGCTTAAGTCGAGAGCGCTGGAGTATGCAGAGAAAACCGTCCCGCATGGTGGTCTTGTAATCACCGCTGGCGTAGACGTTCAACACGACAGGCTCGCAATTATAATTCGCGCCTGGGGTCGTGGTGAAGAAAGCTGGTTAGTCTGGTGGGGTGAAATACACGCGGCCGGTACAACATCAGACAAAAATGATGCTGTTTGGGCTGAACTCGATAAGCTCCTGTTTGCTGTGTACAGTTCAGCAGCTGGTAACGGAATTCGCGTTACTGCAGCGCACATCGATTCATCTGATGGCGGCACAAACGATGCGGTTTACCACTATGTGAGAACCCGAAAGAATCGCGGCGTCAAAATTAGAGCGGTCAAAGGTGACGGAACTAATCTTGACAGAGAGATAGTCAGCCCTCCTCGGAAAATTGATTTAAAAAACGACACCAAGGCATCGAGATACGGGCTTCAGGTTTACATGGTTGGCAGTAACAAGACCAAAGATCTGGTTTCCGAGCGACTGAAATTGGTTGGCGTTGGTCCCGGTCGAATGCACTGGTACCAAGACGTGCGGCCAGATTACTTCACGCAGCTAAACAGCGAGGTAAAAGCCCCGCACCGAAGCATCAGAAACAAACTGGTTTGGCAGAAGAAATCAGGCGTACATAACGAAGGTTTTGACTGTGAGTGTTACGCACTGCATGCAGCAAGAGTCGAACGACTGCACCTTAAAAAGTCGTCAGACTGGGATCGTATCGAAGCCGATCTGATGCAAAGTGATCTGTTAAATCAACAAGAAGAACTCAGCAGCAGCGCCACAGCTGCACCAAGCACAATGAAACAACTGGGAAGATTAATGGGCCATGGCGACGATTAACGAGTTAGAAGAAGCGCGTTCCGCGTATCACAAGTTATTGACCGGCAAAGCAGTCGTCAAACTGCAAAAAGATGGCAGACAAGTTGAATACACCCCATCTGATCGCGCAATGCTGCAAAAATACATCATCGATCTTGAGATGAGCCTCGGTGAATCGACGCGCCGCCGTGGGCCAGCAGGAGTAATCTAATGAGTGTGGCCGTACAGTTTTTAGATCACAAAGGGATGCCGATTCCAAAAGTTAGTGGCAGCTATCAAAGTGCTGGTGCTGGATTTGGCAATCAACTGGCAGAATGGGTGCCGCCAACGCAAACAGCTGATGCCGCGTTGCTCCCTAGCCTGGATTTAGGTAACGCTCGTAGTGATGACCTTTCAAGAAATCACGGAATTGCCAGCAATGGCATCCAGTTGCATGTAGACAACATCGTAGGCCATCTGTTCCGGCTTAGCGCCAAGCCTCGCTGGAAACGTCTTGGCATTTCAGAAGAAGACGCAAGATCTCTTGGCAGTGACATCGAGGCCGCATGGCTCGAATATGCCGAAGATCCGGTGGGTTGCTACGTGGATGCCGAACGCAAGCGCACATTTACAATGATGGTCCGTCAGGCCATTGGCACCCATACCCGCCTTGGGGAAATAATGGCAGCTGCAGAATGGATTGATCGTCCTGGCACACCATACCGCACGGCCATAAAAATGGTTAGCCCACACCGGGTAAGCAATCCCTACGGCTCAATTAGTAACGGCCGTATTCGCGCAGGGATTGAAACAAACCGTTGGGGCGCTGGCGTTGCGTATCATGTAAGAGATCACGCCGACAATACCGCCATGTCGATTTTCGGTGATGGCATGTCGCAAGTATGGAAGCGGATTCAGCGTGAAACTAAGTGGGGTCGGCAACAGTTTATTCACGTTTTTGAGCCTACGGACGATGGCCAAACGCGCGGTGCAAATCAATTTTTGGCGGTCATGGAACAGCTGCATATGCTGGGCAAGCTGCAGCACACAAAGTTGCAGAATGCCATCGTCAACGCCATGTATGCAGCTGTCATTGAGAGTGAGCTAGACAGTTCGGCCGCGTTTGAAATGATTGGTAGTGGTGCAGAGGGTGAGAAAAACATCACCAACTGGATGACGATGATGGCCGATTACCACAAAGGCGCCAATATTCGCATGAATGGTGTAAGGATTCCCCACCTGGTACCCGGCGAACAGCTAAAGATGCACACAAGTGGAAATGTGGATAACGGCTATGGAGAGCTTGAGTCGTCAATATTGCGCTGGATCGCTGCAGGACTAAACGTACCGTTTGAAGCGCTGGCAAGGGATTACAGCAAAACCACGTATTCAAGCGCCCGCGCATCGATGATGGAAGGCTGGCGCTACTTCATGGGTCGCCGCAAAGTCATTGCTGGCCGATTCGCCAGCATGATTTACGCACTTTGGTTAGAAGAAAGCATACAGCGCGGGATCATCAAGCTACCACGAAAGGCAAGGTTCAATTTCTACGAAGCCAAAGCCGCGTGGTGTAATGCGGAATGGATTGGTGCAGGCCGAATGGCTATTGATGGTCTGAAGGAAGTTAAAGAGTCCATACTGAAAATTGAAGCCGGTCTTTCAACGTATGAGCAAGAGATGGCCCAAATGGGCATGGATGCACAAGAAGTATTTGCCCAGCAAGTAAGGGAACAAGAGGAAAGAAAACTCGCCGGTCTTCCCCCGCCCTCGTGGATAAAAATGCAGCAGCTGGATGATGGTTCGCCAGATCCGCAGTCGGTGTAGGGAAGGTAAAAGCCTAGCGATGTCCATTTTGGACATCGATCCAATCAGGTGAATAAAGGTTCTATCATTGGGCGTTTTGGTTCAAGACTTCCAAGCGACAAATGTCCTGAATGTATTGGCGTATTTTATTCTTTGAGCTTTCGGGGAGTTGTGAGAAGTCAGGCAC